GAGCGCATGACTGTTAATCATGATGTCACTGGTTCGAGCCCAGTTGGGGGAGCCACTCAAAAATCCCATTAGTAAGCTAAAAACGGCTTGTTAATGGGATTTTTCTTGATTTTGTATTGTTGTATATACTGTTGTTTGTTTCTTTTTGTTTCGTGTCATTTAATCCGATATACAACAGATAAACAACAGAATTTATGTGTATAAAAGGCTATTAAGCCATAAGCTTAATAGCCTTGTAAAGGGTTTCTGTTTCTTGATTTATATAATGCTTTATATCTACATCATAATTAGTGTGACCCATAAGGGCAATAATGTCTTCTTCTCTTGCACCACTTGCTGACATTCTTGTACTGAATGTTCTTCTACAACTGTGTGGTGTTAAATCGTCCGGTAAACCCATTAATCGTGTAGCCGGTCTAAAGTAATACTTTAGGTAGTTATCTTTGTTTAATGGTTCACCTTCTGAACCACAGAATATTGTTTTACCACCGTTGGCAATGCATTTTTCAACAATGCCTTGTATGTTGGGGTGGATTGGCACTATTCTGTTAGTACCTGCATCCGTTTTTTTACCTGCCACAAAAATTGGTATTCCTGTTTCTGTTACCATGTAGTTATCGGTTGTAAGCTCTAAGAACTCTGATACTCTAAAATTAAGGTAGCATAGAGCATATATGTATTCTGCATATGGGATAACACCAATGCTTTGTTTAACTTTGAGAAGTTGCATATCTGTAAATCTAGTTCGCTTTACATCATTTGGTTCAGGTAGTTCAATATAAGTTGCATAGTCTTTATTAACAATATCATTCATCATTGCAAATTTATACATTGAAGTTAATAAACATTTTACTTTGTTCAATGCAGAGAACTTTAAGCCCTCGATTATAAGTGGTGTGTTCGTCTTTTGGTAGGTATTCTTTCCGTTCTTGCCTACATACATTAATTGTCCGTCAACACCTCGCTTGTGGTGTGCTGATGAATAAAAATCTATGACAGCTTGAAAGTTTGCCGTTCTTAGTTCTCTGAATTTCATATTATGTAAGGTTATTAACTTATCCCATGATGTTTTATAGTTAGATTTGGTACTATCACACAATGATTTGTATGATTGTTGTTTCATCCATTGTTCATGAAGTTGTGCTAATGTAATATTAAAGTCCGTAATTGGATTGTATTCATAATCTTTTAATGCTGTTTCTGCTTCAACTTTAGTAGCAAAGCTACCTATGTATTTCTGTTCTCCTGTTATAGAACTCATTGCCACCCAAGGTTTAGACTTTGTATCTTTCCTACAGTATATTGAGCCTGTACCCTTAGTTCTTCTTGCCTTTGTGGTCCTCTTTTTCACTTCTTGATTTTTACCACAGTAGGGGCAAAATTTAAAATTATCATCAAATGTTTTATTGCACCTACGATTTATGCATTTTTTCATTACAAAACACCTCTGTTCTCCGTAAAAAGGGTGCAAAAATACCTTGTGAAATAAGTTGAATTTTTCACAAGGGTGTGGTACAATATTGTTGCAGTGAATATTGTATCATTACACCCCAAATGTAATGGTTACGCTCTTTGGTACGCCAATACCAGAGGGCGTTTTTTTATTTTATTTTACTTTGACATTAACAAAGCTAATGTTGTCTGTATTTAAATTATCGTCAAAACATCTTAATTCTGCACCAACGGTTTTAGGCTGTTTATATGGTGCTTTTTCAACTTGTGCTGATATTATACCGGTTGATTGTGGAGCAATTGGGTCAGACATAACAATATCATTATAACTAATACCATCAAGAGTTATTGTATCTGCTTGAAATTCTAGTTTTTTGCTACTCTTGTTCTTTACTTTGAAATTAACATATGTTTCATCATATTCAGTTGTTACATCTTGAAAATAGATGTTAATTTTACTGTTACTATAAACTAAAGTATCTTTCTTAGGCTTTGTAGTAGTTTCTTCTTCATAGTCATAGTCATAGTCATAATCATCATCACTATCATAATCTTCAGTTGTTGATTCTTCTGTTGTAGTTTCTTCTATAGTTTCATTATGTAATATCAAATCACTACCAATGACATTGTTATATAAAGTTTCCATATATTTTTTAAAACTTTTGTCACCATAAAATTCAATTTCATAGTCTTCACCATCAGCTATAAATTCAACAGTATGTGAATAATTGTCTGATGATGAATCAAGGTGTGTAGTATCTAATGCATCTACACCATCAAATATTTCAAACATTTCAGAATGTTTGTTTTTATAATCACTATCATTGTCGAAATAATCCTTAGATGATTCAAGTGAAATATCACTTTTTTGACTTCTTACCCACATAAATATGTAACCGTTATTACCATCAATAGTATAGCAATAGTCATTTTCATAGATTGAATCATCCTTATTATTTTCTACTTCCCATTTATCATTAATAGGAACTTCAAGATTTTTGATTGTTTTTGAACTATTAGTTTCTAATATTGATTTGTCAAAAGAACTACTTTCTTCACTATTATTTTTATTTGAGGATGTTATTTTATCACAACCAGCAAATATTAGTGAAAAGAATATCATACCAAAAACAAACACTAAAAAACCTATTGCAATTTTTTTACTTGCATTCATAATAATACCCCTTTTTAATAAATAATTTTAATTTTTGTAACTGATTATATAATTATTTCACCTCAAATCTATAACTATAATTCTAGTTTTTTCTTTGCTATGAAGTTTTCAAATTGCTTGTACATTTTAATTTCAAGTGAAGATGTTAGAAATTTATTCCGACTGTACAGCAGTTTCATTCTTTCGGCTCTAATCTTAGAAGCTGAATAACTTATAGAACATAGCTTTTGTATTTGTTCTGCTGAATGAATATCTAATGCCCAAAGTACACACGCCGGAGCAAGTAATCTACTTGCAAATATGTCAGCTTGTGTTTCTTCCTCTGGTTTAACTACATCAAATGTTCGGTTATATTCACCATTGGTGAGAGGATGACCAAGATAGATGTGGCCAAGCTCGTGTGCAATAGAAAATCTAATCTTTTCTTTACTCATACTATCATCATAAATAATATACCATTTATCATTTATCAGCATAGTTTTTGCAAATTCATTATAATTAAGTAATTTCACTGTGCTATTCTTAGCAAGTGTTATTTGTTCATCTCTGCAAATCTTCACAACTGAAACAGGTAAACTAGTAATATTATGATTAATAAGAACATTCCAAGATGCGTTTCTAGCATCTTTATATTTTCCATAGTTAGTTAGCATTAGAATCACCTCACAGATATTATCTGTGTAGGTGATTTTTTTATTCACTAATTAAAACTATTGTCAAAGGTCATCATCAGAAGATGGTTGTTCTTGTGACTGCAATAATTCTAATTGTTCAGCAGTAATAGTTTCTTTATATGGTTTGTGATAGTCAGAACTCCTTGCTACTGATTTAACTTCAATTAATGATGGTACATTAAGTAAAGTATCAACAGCATTTTGCATCTCCGTCTTATTTCTATAAGAAGTTAATACTTGTTCTTCATGTTTAGTTAAAACTAAACTATTTGATACTTCTTTATTAACCTTTTGTTCTTTTGTTCTGCCAAGAAGGTAATCAATAGAAACATTGAAATAGTCAGCAAGTTCAATTAGTTGTTCTGACTTTGGGTCACGCTCATTTTTTTCGTAACTTACATAAGTGGTATATGGTATGCCAAGTTCATTAGCACATTGTCTCATACTTATGCCTTTTGCTTTTCTTAAACAAGCAAGTCTATCGTCAAACATAAAGTTTAATTCCTTTCTTATCTTTGGGTAAAATTATACACTTAATGTGTAGCAATTTCAATAGAAAACAATAAAATATTTCACATTTAGTGTAAATGCACAAAAATCAACTATGCTCTTTGTGTAATTTTTTCCTTGACATTTACACAAATGGTGTATATTATATAAGTGTAGTTACACAGATAGTGTAAATTGAGAGGTGAAAAAAATGATTGAATGTAGATATCCAAACATTGAAGTGGAAAGAGTAAGACATAATCTATCACAAGAAGATTTATCTAGTAAGCTTGGTGTAACAAGGAAGACTTATTATAACTGGATTAATAAAGGAAACATTCCTGTAATTACATTAATTAATATGTCAGACATCTTTGCTTGTTCTATTGATTATCTTGTTGGTAGAACCCAAAATCCTAAAGTTGCTACATTATAAAGAGGTGATATGTATGACAACTGAAAGAGAACATTTACTGCTTGATGAAAGTGGTGAAATGTATGTTAATGTACCGGTAAAGGTTGCATCTAAGTACCTTAATATCTCATACAAGAGTTTGTACGAGATGTTAAAACAAGACAAATGCCCTTTTGGTACATCTGTACAGACTGAAAAAGGAGTGTGGGTGTTTAACATCCCATGTGAAAGGCTTATAGCATATGCAAGGGGTACTGACCTATCACTTAACAGTAATTTATCATTACTTAATGATATGGTCAGTAACCTTGTTACTGCACTCCAAGGTACAACACAATGACACTTAGAATTAAAACTAATTACAACGCAGTAATCGAAGTTAGAAATGTAAAAGAAGTCTATGTGTTGGGTAACTTGCTTGTAATAAAGCAGATGGACAACCGTAGAACATTTTACGATTACAGCAGAATTAGAAGTGTTATCCGTATAGGCAGAAGAAAGAAGGTGTAACCGTTGGAATTTACGGATACTGTATTAGTAATCATAGCATTACTAGTTGTTATTGCTGGACTTGCTATTAAGTTAAGCAATGAAAGTGAGATGCACAAAATATATCAAGAAGCTTTTAATAGGCAAGTGAATGAGAACAAACATATTTTAAACTTAGCAAAAGAAGCACAGAAGTTTAATGAAAATATGTTAAAGGAAAAAGAAAATCTTATTAATGAACTTAATGCTGAGAAAATGGAAAACATAAAGCATTTAAATGAAATTGATAAATTAGAAAGTGAAATTGTCAATCTAAACTATCAGAGACAACTTGATAATGGCACTCTCGAATTTAGAGATATTTTAGAGCCAAAGGTGCAAAATGAAGAAAATTAGATTGATTGGTTTAATTCTCTCAGTTGTCATAATTGCAGTAATTTCCGAACTGAATAACATCACACTGTTTAGTAAGTTTGGTGGTATTACTTTGATACCGGTGCTTTATTTCCTTGTTACATATGTAGTTCCTCATATGGTTAAGGATTATGTTAATGGCTGGAAAGAAATCATTGACGATAAAGAAGTGTGCTTTACCAAGGATGCATATTTAACAAGATGTATCGAAGAAGCTACAGGTGAAAAAGTAGAAACACTTGAAACAACGGCAGAGGGTGAAGAAGTAAATGACTAATTTTGAAAGAATCAAAGAAAAAGATATTAGTGAGTTAGCACGATTTATGGCATATACAACTACTTGTGATATATGTCCGAACTGCAACTGTAAAGGTACTAGTATCGAAAGTCCACCTATTTCTATATGTGTTCGTAGCTTTAAGAAGTGGCTAGAAAGGGATGAAATATGAAGGTCATAGAAGAAACACAAGACAGATTTGGCAGATACCCTATTATTTTCAAGGGTAAAAATGTCAAATTAGAGGATATTCACGATTGGCTTTTCTCTCATTATCAAGGTTATAAATTTGCAATAGTTATTGATGAAACTATTGATGAATTTGAAGAACAATTCACCAAATTGGTGTATGTTTATTTTCTTGATGAAATAAAAGAAGAGTTAGAGGCTTATTGTAAATAAGCAAGTTACAGGCAAGTTGAAAATACTAGTGTTTAAGCTAGTTATTATGATTTTGCGACCGACACAAATGACGGTGGCAAGTTAATTGGGGTGTAATTTTAAATATGGATAAATTTAATCAATTAGAAGAACTAGACAGACTAGCTTATAGTTTTGGCAATGTGGATAAAATGATGATGTCATCATTACATTTTGAAGAGAGAGCATATGTAACTACTCTTGCTAGTCTGTACATGATGTATGACCTTGTAGGCGTACATATAAAAGATAAGGTAGTTAAGATTAAGCAAGATGCCTTGAAAGACTACAGAACTATACATAGTGAGTTGTATTTTGAAAGGCTGAGTTATCAGCAGTGGCAACAGTCAATCAAGGCTACGGAAAGACAGACTAGAGAGCTTACAGAAACTCTTAAAAGTGGTGACTTGCAGAAGTCGCTAGAACTAGCACTAGAAGTTATAGATACATTATTGAAAGAAAACACGCTAGTGAATATGTATAGAGCAGTGATGCAAAGTGCTGTTACTGATGATGAAATAGATTCAGCAGTAAAAAACTATGCTGTTGAGCATAATCTTGAATTGGATAGTAAAGAGATAGAGAAGATAGTATATAGGTTTATCACAAGTCTAGGTACATCAGAAGATTTGTTGTGTTTCAAATCTATGACTAAAGAAGAAATTGAAGAGTATTCTAAAAGACTTCCAAAGCGTGAAGTTGACGGTATCAGAACAGAGATTAGTGAAGAATACTTAAAAGCCCTATCAGCTAGTTAAGTTGATAGGGTACATATGGGATTGTTGAATAATTGGTAATTCATCAGATGAACCGTTCGTGTCTGATATGTAAGTTCAAGTCTTACCAATCCCACAACCACCTCTGCAAGTTACTAAAATCAATTTAAGTGTATCTCCTAAGTTCTAAGATAGAAAATCCTTCACGCAGAGGTTTATGCAACAAAGGAGAAGGTTACTACATATTCGTAGTACCTTTGTTGCTACAAGAAATGGAACTGTAGCATAATCGGTAATGCGTTGAAAAATTCGTACATTTCAAAATGCAAGTTCAATTCTTGCCAGTTCTAACACTTCCGTCTGCACATCAAATTGTGATATTCCTTCATTTCATAGATTATATTTTTAGGTTTTTGGATCTCCTGTTTTTAAGTTTAAATTCTTAAGTCCTTCAACGCAGACGGACATAGTCAAGGGAAGGCTACTACTTTTGTAGTACCTTGACTATTACATACATGGAACTTTAGCTTAGGGAAAGCGTTGTAAAGATGTTAAGATGCCCATCTGATACATTACAAAGAGTTGGATCATGCCCAACAAGTTCCGGACTGGTTTATTTTCTTGCGTGACTATTTTTATAGATGTTGCAGTAGTCACGCACATCTCCGGCAATAGCATAAGTAATGCACAATATTATCTAGGTGCAAATCCTAGTTGCCGGTCGGTTATCTACCTTTATTTATACTGTTTCGTGGTGGTGCATATCACACACTGCACCACCAAATCTGTAGTGGCCAAGTTGGTGGTTTATTGAGTTCAATCCTCAACTACTGCATACCATGGTGAGCCATTGGCTTATTTCCTTCTTTGATTTTAGGCCCTATCTTTTATGGATAGGACCTAAGGAGAATTAATAATGAAATTTAAATTAGACAATTACAATAAATATAGAAATAACAAAGTTGAATATGATGGCATTATCTTTGATAGCAAGAAAGAAGCTAAAAGATATGCTGAACTAAAGCTACTTGAAAGAACCGGAAGAATTAAGGAATTAAGAAGGCAAGTGCCGTTTACCCTTATTCCTAAAATTCTTGATCAGAATGGCAAGTGCCTGCAAAGGGCATGTAAATACTACGCAGACTTTGTTTACAAATTTAATGGGAAGTTGGTTGTTGAAGACACCAAAGGTGTCCGAACTGCAGAATATAAAATCAAAAAGAAACTGATGTTATATCAACATAACATCATTATCAAGGGAATTTAAGAGGTGAACTATGGATATTAAAAAGATAGTTAATATCTGCAAAAAGAAAAGTGCTTTTCGTGTTAATAAAACTAATGACGGTTGCCAATGGTTTGGTGACGGTAAAGCTATGTATCTACTTTCTCCGGATATTCCATTTCTATCTGCTGAAGTTATTAGTGGCTTGTATGAACTCAGCAAAGACAAAGTAGAAGTAGGATATAGGCTTCATTGTTCTTTGTCACCGGGTGAATTAGAATTACTTGCTGACACTACGGAAGATGAAGAAATGTTAGTGCCATTACATATGAATGTTGTTTATGGTGGTACATTGTTATTGCCATTCCGGTCAAGTCAAGGTTTAATACTCATTGATAGTGAGTATTTAAACCCATTAGGAAGTAAACCAAGTGGATTAATGTTTACTTTGCGTGGCGAAAACATTGTTGCAATAAAGAACGGAATGCTTATTACTGCTATAATTAGTGCTTATGATGTTAATAGAGATGATGACTTTACGGAAGAGTTAAAACAGTTGTATAAGCTTAATTCAATCAGCCGAGAAAAAGAGTTTTTGAAAAATAAGAACTTTGATGAAATGGAAGGTACATCAGATGAACAGGAAGAGCTGTGAGGGTTGCCTTTACTATAAAGACGGCAATGGCAGACGAAAGAAAAGCAGTTACGAAAGGTTTTGTCATTATATGATTGATGAAGGCAAACCAAGGAACTGCGCCCCAGCAAATTGTGATAAGAAAGTTATTGATTTACCTATTCCCAGATTGGGAGCATTACCACTTCCAAGAAGGTGATAATGTGAACGGTAGAATAAGGTTATTGACCATTCAAAAGCTTTTGTTGAAGAATGGAAAGACAACTGTTAAAGAGATACAAGCTGAAATTTTTAATTTATATAATGAAAAAGCAGAAAGAAAGGCCATCTATAAAGATATTAGAGCCTTACAGCAGTTTCTTCATATAAATAAGAAGAAAGTAAACGATACGGTTGTTTATATATTAGAAAGGAAAAACAATGAATAAATTATTTCCTATCATTCTTATTTTGTTGCAGTTTTGTGCTTGTATCGGTTATGTCATTAGTAAAGATTATAAGATGGCCGTTTATTGGCTATCGGCTGGAATATTAAACATTTGTGTGACTTTCTAAGTCAAAAAGGAGATAACTATGGAACAAAAACAAATACCTATTGATATGTTAAGACCTCATCCGGACAATCCAAGAAAGGACCTGGGGGACCTTACAGAACTTGCAGAGAGTATCAAAGCCAGAGGTGTGATGCAGAATCTAACTGTAATACCTAAGTATCACTTAGGTGAAATTGCCTATTATACAATTCTCATAGGTCATAGAAGATGTGAAGCATCTAAGATTGCAGGACTTAAAACATTGCCATGTACTGTTGTAAATGTAATGTCAAAGAAAGAGCAAATAGCAACAATGTTGCTTGAAAATATGCAAAGGTCCGATTTAACACCACTTGAACAAGCTGAAGGCTTCCAGATGATGATTGATCTAGGCGAAGGCATTAGAAGCATTGAAAAGAAAACAGGCTTTTCTGCTACTACAATTTGGCATAGAGTTAAGTTGCTTGAACTTGATAGGGAAGAATTACGCAAGTCGCAAGAAAGAGAAGTTAAGCTTACTGACTATATAAAACTTGAAAAGTTGAAAAATGTAGAAGATAAGAATGAGTGCCTAAAAGAAATAGGTACTAACAATTTTGACTACACATACAACTCAAAGCTTCGAAAACAAGAAAGAAAAGAAAAGCAGAAGGTTATTAAAAAGGAACTTGAAGATAAAGGGTTAGTTGATATTACTGACGAAGAAGGAAGGTATTTAAAATATGATAATGTTGTAGCTTGTGACTATGCAGATATAGATATAGATGAATTGATAGCTAATGAAAAAGAGCAATTATATTTTGCTTTGTCACCGGCTAGTGCTGATTGGATAGTTATTTATAAGATGACATCAAAAGCAGTTGAAGACAATGCTGATGAAAGAGAACGGGAAAGAGCAGAACGAAAAAAGATTAGTGATAAGCAGAAAAGAGACAAAGAAATACTTAAAGACAAATTAAGTATTTTGGAAAATGTACGAAATACTGCAAGAGTTACTGTTGATGAATTTGTAAATAGATACACAGGTAATAAAGGTGATGAAAATCTTTTACTAAACTTTATTATCTATTTACAATCTAACTATGGTGTATATTTTGGTGAAAAGTGTAAGAAAGATATTACAAACAATCAAAATAATTATGATTACACTAAAGATACGAATATACGCAGAATTATGTTGTTGTACATAAGAGCATTGTTAACAAATTGGAGATATTTAACAAGGGAAACAGATTATGATCGTTTCTATGATTACAAAGCTGAATATAAAAAGAAATGGGCAAATGTAGAAGCCTATATCAATTTTATTGATTTGCTTGAACAACTAGGTTATCAAGTAGCTGACGAAGAAAGAAGCTATTACAACGGAACTCACCAAGCCTACAGACAAGAAGAAAATTAAATAACAAATAACAAAAAATCTTTGATAGAAAATCATTAAAAAATGACCTATCAAAGATTTTTACTATCACAATAAAATACAATAAAATAGAGGTTTTGACCTCTTCGCTGACCTCGTAATAGGTATTAACAACTCAACCACTAGTAAGGATAGATAATCATGAAGAGAAAGAAAAAGCATTACATAGAATATGATTATGAAAATCAAATAGTACAGCAGTATGAGAAAGAAGAGGAAGATACTGTTCTAAGGTTGTTGAAAGATGGTGTCATTAGTCATTGTTACGCAACAAAAGAAATTTTCGCAGGTAATCAACTTGATGTGGAAATCTATCCAGAATTCACACGCAAAGAGAGTTGTACACTAAAACAGAAATTAAAGAAGAAAACTAAGAAAGCAATTAAAGACCTTAATGATAAAAATGCTAGAAAGTATTTCGCTAGACTAGTCAATACAAATTTTACTGATGATGATTTTTGCATCACCTTGACATACACACCTGACAACCAACCACAAGACTATGAATCAGCACATAAAGATATTACTAACTTCCTCAGAAGGTTAAATCGAAAAAGGAAAAAACAAGGAATATCAAATGCAAAATATGTATATGTGACAGAGAAGAAAAAGAATGGCTATCATCATCACATCATAGTTGATAGTCAGCTTGAACTGAACATGAAAGAAGTGAATTTACTTTGGGGTAAATCAAGAAGAAATGATATTAAGCTATTAGACACAGACGAATTTGGATTAACCGGTATTGCGTTCTACCTTGCTAAAGACCCACAAGGAAGAAAACGCTGGGGAAGTAGTAGAGGTTTGAAAAAGCCAACAGTAAAGAAAAATCATTATAAATTTAGGCGGAAAGACATTAGACAAGCTATCAGCTGTGAATATAACTTAATTGACAAGTTAAAAAAGCTATATCCACAATACACTTTTACAGATATTGATATTAGATACAATGAAATTAATGCTATGTTTTACATATACGCTAGATTGCGTTTGTAGTATCTGTAACAAAAGTAACACCATAAAAAATAAAACACGCACATATGTACGCACGATAGGAGAAGAAGAGAATGACAATGTCAGAACTAAGAGAAATGCGAAAAACTTACCCATCACTAAATCTAGAGCTAAGAAGATTACAACAGAAGAAAACTGAATTAATCAAAGAAAATACAGTAACTGATACAGTTGTGGGGTCCTCAGCTGAATATCCTTATACATCACATCCGGTATCTGTTGAGGGCTTTATGCAGACTACAGCAGTAAGAAAGCAGTTGGATAGTATTAATGAACAAATCAATAAGATAATTGATATGCAAAATAAAGTAGATAAAGTTATATCTAGCATATCAGATAATCTTGTTAGATATGCAGTTATGCAGTATGTTGTTGAACAGAAACAATTAACAACAATTTATGATAGCTTAGATTCATACTGTGAAAGTGCAACAGTAGATGCACTTAGGAAAAGAATAGCTAGAGAAATCAAAAAAATATAAAAATTTTTCAAAAAGTGTCCACTTTGTCCACTTTGTCCAGTTTGGCATATGCTATAATTAAACTAGAGAAATAGCATAGTAGATATAAAGGCACTGCATAAGTTAAAAAATGTGGTGCTTTTGTAGTATAAGGACGGTGAGGTGTTGTGGCTAAAGTTGATAAGTGGACCGAAGAAAATGGTCTTAAACTAATTGAAGGTTGGGCAAGAATGGGATTGACTGATCAACAGATAAGCCACAATATTGGCATTAGTCGCAAAACACTTTCTGAGTGGAAAAAGAAATATCAACAAATAGATACTGCTATTCAAAGAGGTAAAGAAGTTGTTGATATTGAAGTGGAAAACTCATTACTGAAAAAAGCTTTGGGAATATTCAAAACAGTAAAAAAGCCGGTGAAGGTTAAGACTGTTGAATATAAAGACGGTAAAAGAATCAAGGAAATTGAGCATATAGAATATGCAGATGAGCAAATATATATACCACCTGATACTACTGCAATGATATTTTGGCTTAAAAATCGTAAACAAGAGAAGTGGAAGAATGATCCACAGTTACTTGAATTGAGAAAAGAAGAATTGAAGATAAAGAAAGAAAAGCTAGAAAGTGATTGGTGATGTAATGTTATCAGACTTCTACCGTACAGCAGAATGGAAAAAGCTAACTCACATCATCAAGCTATCTAGAGTTGATAGCAACGGCTTCTGGATATGTGAACATTGTGGCCAACCCATAGTTAAATCTTATGATTGCATATGTCATCATAAGATTTATCTGACAGAAGAAAACTATACTGACCCAGATATATCACTAAACGAAAACAATATAGCACTACTACACCATAGATGCCACAATAGAGTACACAACAAACTAGGGCAACCAACAAGGCAAGTTTTTATTATTTACGGTTCGCCGTTAAGTGGCAAGAGCAGTTATGTTAATGACGTTATGTTAGCCGGTGACTTGTTACTTGATATAGACAAGATATGGATGGCAATATCAAATCAGCCTTTATATATTAAACCTAAAGAACTAACAAGCAATGTGTTTGCTATAAGAGATTTAATATTACAGCAGATTAAGCACCGACAAGGTAAATGGCATAATGCCTATATAGTCGGTGGTTATCCTTTGTCAGCTGAAAGAAACAGGTTAGCCAACACATTAGGTGCAAGGCTTATCCACATTGATACTGACAAAGAAACTTGTTTATCAAGATTAATTGCTTGTGAAGACAAGCGAGATAAGGAGCAATGGAAAAAATTTATTGAAGATTGGTGGGAAAAATTTTCAGCCACATTTTGAGAAGATACCCCCCACCAAGAAATATTTGATAAGGCTAAAAGAGACTGTGGGAAGTTCTTAATTTTCGCAGAAAGTGAAAAAATGAGATTTTCCAAAACCAAATTAGCAAGAAATATAAGGACTTTGACAATGAAGAAAAAAGATAATCAAAGAAAAGAAAAAATAATTGAATATCTTAAAACAAATGGGTGTGACATTGGCTTTATTGAACAGGCTGTAGATGAATTTGTTTTTTTGGAAAACAGATTGACGGAATTAAGGAAGTTACCTTTTATTCAGTTTCACCCAAAAAACAAAAAACTACAGAAAGCAACACCAGCATCAAAACAATACAAAGAACTTCTACAGCAGTACACAAATTTGCTGAAAGTATTAAGTAAATTCATCAGTAATGATGAACAACAAGAATCGCCATTACGTGAATGGGTTGAAAAGTATGCTAATAAAGAATAAAACAAAGTGGACGGCAGATAATTCGTATTTACTTGAATACTACAATAGAATTTCAGCCGGTGAAATTATTGTCGGTCAAGAGTTGTGGCAAGAACTGAATAATCTTAAAGATGATTTTAATAATGACCGGTATTATTACAATACTGATGATGCCAGATTGAGAATGAACATAATGGAAAATTGTATAAGATTAACGAAGTCACCTTATTACAATAAACCTATGAAATTGATGTTGTGGCAAAAGGCGTTTATCGAAACTATTTATTCATTCAAAATGACTGAAACTGATTTTGACAGGTTTAAGAAAATTATTCTTCTGATTGCAAGAAAAAACACAAAATCAGAAACTTGTAGTGCGTTAGGACTAAGCGAATTAATTGTAGGTAATGAAGGTTCTGACATTGTGTGTAGTTCTAATGATGATAACCAAGCATCTATTACTTATGATGCAATTGACACAATGCGACAATTAATAGACCCAAACGATTTAGACACGAAAAAGAACCAAAGATTTATTATTAATAAAGCTAACGGTTCTAAAATTTTCAAGTTGTCAGATAGGACAAGGAACAAAGAAGGGCGTAATATTGATTTTGCTATTGTAGACGAAACACACGAAATGAAGAATAACGTCATAGGTAAATCAATAGAGCAGTCACAGTCTTTGAAAGATAATCCCAAATTTATCAACATCACTACAGAAGGTTTTGTTGTTGACGGTTATCTTGATGATGAATTGAAGAAAGCAAGGGCAGTAATTTGGGGTGAAGATACTGGGAAATCAGCCGAAAGGCTTTTACCGTGGTTATACACCCAAGATAGCGAAGAAGAAATATGGCAAAACCGAAAAAGTTGGGTTAAGTCTAACCCGACTTTGGGCATAGTTAAGAAATGGGATTACATGGATGAACAGATTGATGTTGCTAAAACGTCTAAAGCCGATAGGATTTTTGTACTGTCGAAAGATTTTAACATAAAACAAAACGGCGTGGAAAGTTGGTTAAATCTTGAAGATTATGATTATAAAGCTGTGTATAATCTTGAAGATTTTAGGGGCTGTGTTTGTTTAGGGGCTTGTGACTTGTCAGAAACAACAGACTTAACAAACGCAAAAGTTTTAATAATGAAACCAAATGACCCACACAAATATATTTATTCACACTACTTTATTCCACAATCTAAACTGGAAGATAACAATGACGAAAATGCCGGTGCTAAATACAGTGAATGGCTAAAGCAAGGACTATTAACTGTTAGTGAAGGTAATGACATAGATTTATCAATGGTTGCAGATTGGTTTTATAAACTGTACAAAGATTACAATATTAAACTTTGGAAATGTGGGTATGACCAGAAGTTCGCAAAAGACTTTTTGACTAGGATGGACTATTACGGATGGACACGTAAGAATGATGATATGGTTATGATATTACAAAACGCTGAAACACTTAACAATGCAGTTAAACTATGTGAAGCAGACTTTCAGCATCAGTTAATTAATTTTAATGATAATGATGTAGACAAATGGAACTTGAAAAACGCAAGTTTACTAGTTAATAATAAAGGCTTTTGTATGCTAGTAAAAACAGAGCCATCAAAAAAGATAGACGGTGCAGTAACTTTTGTAATTCTATATGAGATGTACAGAAGATACAGAACAGAATACAAACAAATGATAGAAATGAGGTGAAAACGTTGGGCTTTTTCAGTAACGTATTTTCAAAGTTATCAACCAAAAAGCAAAATCAAAAATACATAGATGTGTTAAATGGATATGCTCCGGCGTTTTCCCAGTTCGGCAGTAATATATACGCAAATGACATTGTACAGCAATGTGTTAACTGCATTTCATCAGAGATGAAAAAGTTATCACCGGAACACATCATACGTAACAACAACGGCGATACTGAACCGGCTGAAAGTAATAATATTCAATCGGTTTTAGATAACCCAAACGAATTTATGACTACAGCAGATTTTTTAGAGAAGACAACAAACTTGTTATTGTTAAATCTAAATGCCTTTATTGTGCCGGTATGGAAAGAAAATGTTGATAATCGTGGTATCTCTAAAAGAACACTTGAAGCGTTATACCCTATTCAGCCTACCCAAGTCGATTTCATACAAGATGATAGTGATAGATTATTTATTCATTTCTATTTTTCTAATGGCACAGACTACATATTAAAACAGTCGGATGTTATTCACTGGAAAACCAAATACGCAACTAATGATTTTATGGGTGGCGATATAAACGGTCAGCCGGACAACAGTGCATTATTAACTACATTGGATGTTTATCACACTCTTTTGCAAGGCGTATCAAAAGCAATGAAAGCCAGTTACGCTATTAACGGCGTTGTTAAATATAATGGGATGTTGGATGACGGGAAAACCGATAAGGCATTAAAAGATTTAGAAAATAAATTAAAAAATGCCGAAAGTGGTTTCTTGCCACTTGACCTTAAAAGCGAATTTACGCCAATCAAAAAAGAAACAAAGTTGGTTGATGCAGACACTTTAAAATTTGTTGACGATAAAATACTAAGACATTTTGGGGTGTCTTTAGCTATTATCACAGCAGATTTTTCGGCTGACCAGTATGAGGCTTTTTACCAGAAAACATTAGAACCGTTGATAATTTCGCTAGGTCAAGCGTTCACAAAAGTTCTTTTCACAAAAAGGGAAAAAGGCTTTAAAAATGAAGTGGTATTCTATGCGAATAAATTGGAATTTATGACTAAATCACAAATTCTAGAAATGATTAGACTGTTAGGCGACCACGGTAGTTTGTTTGAGAATGAAGCAAGAACGGCACTAGGTTTAAGACCATTAAAGGAACTAAAAGGAATTAGGATGCAATCACTCAACTACGTTAATGTTGATGATGCAAAAAAATACCAAGTAGGAGAAAGAAACAATGACAATGAAGAAACATGAAATTAGGTCATATGATTTTGACGTTAGGGCAAAAGAAGATGAAGAACATGGAACATATCTTGAAGGTCAACCAATTGTTTACAATTCAAGAACTGACCTAGGGTTATATGATGAAATCATTGAAGTGGGAGCATTAAAAAACACAAATCTAAAAGATGTGCGTTTTTTAGTGAATCACGATTTTAATATGATACCTCTGGCACGAAGTCGTAACAATACAAAGAATAGCACAATGCAAATGACTGTAAATGATGAAGGTATGAGCATTAGAGTTAATCTTGATGTTGAAGGTAATGCCAAAGCAAAAGAACTATATTCAGCAGTAAAAAGAGGTGACATTTCTGGGATGTCATTCGCTTTTTATATAGATAAGGAAGAATGGGAAGATTTAAAGACCGAACATCCGACCCGTAGAATTAAGAGTATTTCAGAAATTTTTGAGGTATCGGCGGTGACATTCCCAGCCTATGAGGAAACAAACATATCTGCCCGAAATGATAAAATGGTGCTGGAGAGTGCCAAGGATGTGCTGGAGAGTGCAAGAAGGTCAATGGATATTGACAACGCAGATAGTTTAGAACTTGAAAAAGAAAAAATCAAAATTAAGTTAAATTTAAAGGAGAACTAAAAATGACAGTAAGAGAATATCTTAACAATCTTATTACAAGAAACAAGAAGCAGATGGAAAAGCTAAGAAAAAAGCTAGACGAAAGCACAGATGTTAACGAAGTTCGTTCAATCGGTGCAACACTAGCACAAATCAGAGATGAAATTAACGAAGCCGAAGAACAGTTAAAAAATCTAGATGACGGCGATAACAATGACGGCGATAACAATGACGGCGATAACAATGACGGTGAAAATAGAAACAACAATCCTGATGTACGTTCTAAAGTTATCAACGGTGAAGTACGTGGTTCATTCGGCGTTAAAAACGGTCAGCCACAGAAGAGAGAAGAAGACCCAAGTGATACAGTTGAATATAGAACAGCATTTATGAATTTCATTTGTCGCAACGTTCCAATCTCAGCCGAACTAAGAGAAGCAACAAACACAGTTGATGCATCAGCCGTTATCCCTAAAACAATCGTAAATGAAATTGTTAAAAAGTTAGAAAGCTACGGCAACATTTTTGCAAAAGTCAGAAAGCTTAACGTTCAAGGTGGCGTAAGTATTCCAATTCTTGACCTAAAGCCAACAGCAAAATGGATTGATGAAACTACTGCAAGTGAAGACCAGAAACTTCAAGCAAATTCATCTATTACATTTAGCTATTTTGGCGTTGAGTGTAAACTTGCTCAGTCACTTCTAGTTAATATTACAACACTAGATGTATTTCAGAATGAATTTATTAACCTTGCAACAGAAGCAATTGTAAAAGCTGTTGAAATTGCTATCTTCAACGGCACAGGTACAAACCAACCTTTAGGTATTGTAAAGGATAGCAGAGTAAAGAACATTGTAACACTTTCTACAGTGGATTTTGGCACATGGGAAGGTTGGCACAAGGTCAAAGGCAAGATTAAAAAAGCATATAGAAACGGTTGTTTCGTTATGAATCAGTCAACATTTGATGGTAGTATTGACGGTATGGTAGATAAGAATGGTCAGCCGATTGCAAGAATTAACTACGGCATTGACAGCGAAGAAAAATATCGTTTTATGGGTAAAGAAGTAGAAACCGTTGAGGATGATATTTTACCAGCTTACGAAGATGCTAAAACAGGTGATGTAGTTGCAGTATTTATTAATCTATCTGATTATGCAATTAACACTAACATGGATATGACTGCAACAAAATGGGTTGACAATGACACTAACAAGATTAAGAACAAAGTTATGATGATTATTGACGGTAAGTTAATCGACACAAACGGCGTTGTTCTTATCAAGAAAGGCGAATAATTAGTTATAAAGGAGCAGTAGCACTATGACAGAAGCACAACTATTAAAAGCAGTAAAAGCATCATTGGGAATCACGGGTGATTATCAAAATGACACGCTACAAGTATATATTGACGAAGTTAAGCAATATATGCTTGATGCCGGTGTAGATGCTGTTGTTGTGGAAAGCAGATTTGCTACCGGTGCTATTGCCCGTGGCGTTGCTGACCTCTGGAATTACGGTGCCGGTGAACTCTCAAATTACTTTAAAGAGAGGGTTACACAGTTGGCATTTACGGTAGGTGACGAAGATGTATAGACCAACAACAATATTCAACTCGGTTGCGGAGTTACAAGTTGTCACTACTGAAACTAAAAAGGGTGTACTAACAAAGACATACAAAACAAAGGATATTATATATTGTTGTTTTCGTTCATTTGGCGGTACAGAGAAGGTCAGCAACGATATTATTATTATTGAAGATACGGCAGTTGTCGAAACATGGTACAGACCTGACATTAAAGATAATTGCCGACTAATAGTTAATAATAAGACCTATGAAATTATTAGTGAGCCGGAGAATATAGAAAGCAGAAATCAGTTTGTGCAGTTCAAGGTAAGAGCTATTAAGGGTGGTGCTTGATGTGGCCAAGTCAAAAAATAAAGTATGGTTTGATATATCAGGCTTTACTGAGTTAGCAGAACGTTTTAATGGCTTATATAAGAACACAGATAAAATTGCTAAAGAGTGTTTAACTGCTACACATAAGAATGTAACAGAGAAAATAAGCAAAGATATTGATAGACATACTGTGACAGGTGAAACAAAAAAATCACTATATAGAGAACCGGTAATCACTAAAGAAGGACACGATTTTTATAGTGTTAATGTTGGTTTTGATATTTCTGATGGTGGTTTAGCTTCAATCTTTTTAATGTATGGTACACCAAGAATGAAACCAGATAGAAAATTTAGAAGTGACTTGTATGGAAGTAAAACCAATCAAGAAAATTTTGAAATGCAAAACAAGATATTTCAAAAGTATGTACAGCAGTTAGGAGATTAAGAAATGGAAGATAAACTATTAAAAATTCTTAGTAGCTTTAACTATCCTTTTTTCTTGCAAGGAACACTTGCTAAAGATGAACCTTATCCAACTGACTTCTTTACATTTTGGAATAGTTCTAGTGATAGTGAATCCTACTATGATAATAACGAAAATAGCATTGTATATGAATATGATGTTAATTTCTACAGTACAGACCCTGAAAGAGTTTATACAGTTTTAAGAGAGTTGAAAGAAAAATTAAAAGATAATAAATTTGTTATTTCCGGAGACGGCCATTCAGTTATAAGTGAGGAAAAGACCCACACCGGTAGAGGTTACACAGTTTATTATCGAAGTTAACACAAAGGAGAATATAAATGAGTAGTACAGCAGTTGAAGTAAAAGAATTTCGTGGTGTTAGACACGCAGTATACGCAGAGATTACTAAAGATACATCAGAAGAAATTACTTATGGTACAGTAAAAAGTCTTGCAGGTGTAAGTGAAATTAGTAAATCAACAGAGTCAAGTAATGAACCACATTACTATGACAATCAGCCTATGGTTACAGTTAGTTCTACAGGTAATGATGAAGTAAGTGTTAATACATCAGCATTGCCACTTGCAGTATATGCAGATATTACAGGTCAGAAGTATGATGAAACCAAAGGTGTTCTGGTCGAAGGTGAAAGAGAACAAAAGTATTTTGCTTTTGGTTATGTAACAAAGTTAACAGACGGTACAGAAATGTATGTGTGGAGATTAAAAGGTACATTTAATATTCCGGATGATACACATACAACAGAAGATGATGGTACAGAAGCAAAAGGACAAGAACTAACATTTACAGGTATTAACACTACACATAGATTTACAAAACTTCTAGACAAAAATAGTAATCCAAAGTCAGCAAGAGCAGTTACAGTTGATACTTCAGCAAATAAGTCAATTACTGAAAGTGATTTTTTTGCGAAAGTTCAAACACCTGACACAATTTTTACTGAATAATAAAATAAAGCAAGGTTACATAAATTAGTAGCCTTGCTTTTTGTCATATATAAGAGGTGAAATAAATGATTAAACTTAACATTAGAAATGAGAAAAATAAAATTGTAAAGACATATCAAACAGAAGAAGTAAATCTAAAGATGGGTACTGTAGAAGATATTGTTGAGGTTATTAACCTTGATAAACTGTTAAAAAATAAGGAAGATACCTCAGTTAACTTATATGATGTTATTGCTACTGTAGCAATGAACAGTTACGCAATGTGTAAGCCTATTATTAAAGATGTTTTTCCACAGATTACAGACGAAGAACTAAGAAATATTAATTTCAAAGAAGTAGTTAAAACAGTAGTAGATATTATCAAGTATAGTATTAGTGACATCAACAATGTATTCGGTACATCAAAAAACTAAGTGAGGGTAGGGAGCAAAAGCAACCTACCCTTTCTGCAACTTTGTTTGATATGAAATTAGCCTTGTGTGATAGATATAGTTCTCTTAATCCTTTGAGATTAAGATACTACAAATTTCACGAATTAATCAAAACATATCAAATGATAAATGTACACGATAGAAAGATAAAGAAATCATCAAGTAAAAAGACGGTTATTAGAAGACCGGCAGGAGATAATTGGGTGTGATGAATTATGGCTAATAAAAAAGAAAATCCAACCACAAAATTTAAAATTGATTTAAGTGAATTTAAAAGAAACATTGCTGATGCCAATAGACAGATTAGGCTTGTTAACTCAGAGTTTAAAAAGAGTACAGCAGGTTTAGATGATTGGGGAAAGTCAACTGACGGTGTTAGTGAAAAGCTAAAGGCACTTAATAAAGTTACTGAACTTGAAAAAACTAAACTTACAAATCTAGAAAAACAGTATGAGTTAGTGGCAAAAGAGCAAGGCGAAAACTCCAAATCAGCACAAGATTTACAGATTAAGATTAATAATCAGTCTGCTACTATTGCTAAGGCTGAAAATCAAATCAAGAAATATAGCGAAAAACTAGCTGATTTAAAAGCTAAAGAGGATGCAAGTAAAACATCATCTGAAAAGCTAAAAGCTGAAATTGAAAGTCAGTCTAAAAAAGTTGATGAATTAAAGCAGTCTTATATTAATGCTGTGCTTGAACAAGGCAAAAATAGCGAATCAGCAAAAGCACTAAAGGAGGAATTATTAAAGTTATCCACATCTTTAAACGATAATAAGGAAAAGTATTCATCAGCAAAAAGTAAAGCAGAAGAGTATGCACAAGAACTTGATGATGTAGGGGATAACGCAGAGGACTTAGACGGTAGTTTTACAGTTGCTAAAGGTGCTATGTCAACTTTTGTTGCTGACGGTGTTGAAGTTGTACTTGATAAGCTTAAAGATATGGTTACTGACATTAGTAGTGTTGAAACGGCTTATAACAATTTCAGCAACCAGACGGGCATACAAGGTAAAGAACTGCAAAAATATAAAGGTGTCTTAGATGAACTGTATGATGACGGCATGGGCGAAAGCTATGAAGACCTATCGGAAACACTAGCACAGATAGTACAGACAACAAAGGAAACTGACCCATCTAAGATTAAAGAACTAGCCAAAAATGCACTTGTTATGCGTGACACATTTGGTTTTGATGTTCAAGAGAGTATGCGTGCCGTAAATATGCTTATGGACCAGTTCGGTGTGAGTGGTGAAGAAGCTTTTAATCTTATAGTCCAAGGTGCTCAGAATGGACTAAATAAGAATGATGACTTATTAGATAGCATTAATGAATATTCAGTGCACTATAAACAATTAGGCTATAATGCTGATGAATTTTTTAACTCACTCAAAAATGGTACTGACACAGGTACTTTTAGTGTTGATAAGTTAGGAGATGCCATGAAGGAGTTTGGCATCAGAACTAAGGATACTGCAACTAGTACAGATGAAGGTTTCCAACTTGTTGGACTTAATGCAAACAAAATGCGTAAGGAGTTCGCAAAGGGTGGTAAGTCAGCACAAAATGCAACCAAGAAGACATTAAAAGCATTGTTCAGTATGAACGACCAAGTAAAGCAGAACCAAGCCGGTGTCGATTTGTTCGGCACAATGTGGGAAGACCTAGGCATTGATGGTGTTAAGGCTTTGATGAATGTTAATGGTCAAGCTGACAAAACTAAAAAATCAATGGAAAAAATTAATGATGTTGCTTATGATGATGTTGATAGTGAACTTAAAGTGTTATACAGAACTGTGCAAACAAAACTAATTAAGCCAATTCTAAAAGACTTTTTGCCGGATATAGAAGATGGAATTGAATGGACCATTGATAACTTGCCAACAATTGGAACTATAGCAAAAACAGTAGGTGGATATTTGTTATCTATTTTCATAGGCAAAAAGGTATCATCTTTCGCAACACAAATTACTAATCTAATTACAACATTTTCTACCCTCAGAAGTACCACAGAGGGTTTAACAACAGCACAGAAGTTATTAAACATTGCACAGAGTAGCAACCCAATCGGTGCAATTGTAACTATTGCAGGTACATTAGTTACTACTTTTATGGCACTTAACGATTTGTTCGGGAAGAATTCAGACAAAACGTCAGAAATGAAGTCTAAACATGATGAATTATATAAATCTATTGACGAAGAAACAAAAAAATGGAAAGAACTTAAAGAAGAAAGACAGAAAGCCAGTCAAGATAACACTAACGAATTTGGTTATTATGAAACTTTGTTAGGCGAATTAAAACAAATCACTACAAAAAATGGTAATGTCAAAAAAGGATATGAAGAGCGTTCTAAAACTATTACAACAACATTGTCAAAAGCTTTAGGTATAGAAATTAAGAACAATGGCAAAGTAATAACGTCTTATAATAATGTAATACAAAAAATCAAAGATACTATTGCTATGAAAAGGGCAGAAGCACAGCAGAGTGCGTTTGGTGAATCATATGAAAATGCAGTAGCTAAGCAAAAAGATGCATATTCTAAGCTAGATGAAGCTACAACGGCAAATGATAAAGCACAGACGGCGTTGAGAAGTGAATATTTAAAGTTAAGAACTGCACAAAGAAAGTTAGAAAAATATAAAAGAGAGCATAATGGAGAAAATTATCAATTAAATAGGGAGTACACAGATTTAGTTGCAGAAGTAAACGGTTCTCAACAAAAAATTGATAATAGCTTATCAAAAACGGCAAAGGTAACAAGCAAAAAGTTTAGAGATGCACAGAAAGATTATTTAGATTGTGTAACAACGATTCAAAATTATGAAAATGTAACTTCTGCTATGGCTACAGGAAATATAGATAAAATTAATAAAGCAGTAGCTAATATGACTTATAATTTTGTATCAGCAAAAAACGCAACGCTAGAAACATTGATACAGCAAAAAGCAGATTTTAAAAAGCAATACGAAGGCTTAAAAAAGGCTGTAGAAGAAGGGGCACCGGGCGTATCACAAGAAATGGTTAATACAGCTAAGTCAATGGTAGATAAGGCTGACAAAGAATTAACAAAATTAAAAAACAGTGGTCAGTATGCTGGTGAAGCACTATCAGATGGCATTGAGAGTAAAAAGAAAAAAGTTAGTAACACAAGTAAGAAAGTTGTTGATGAAGCAAAAACAAAGGCTTTACATACAGCAGAAGGATTGTTTTTTGCAGGTACAAAAGGTGCTGACAAAATCACAGAAGGCTTAAACAAGAATAAAGGCAAAGTTAGCAATTCTGCAAAAAATGCAGTAGGTGAAGCTAAAAAAAGTGCCGACTATAAAGCAAGTGAATTTTTCTTTACAGGTAAAACAACTGTAGGTGAAATTACAAAAGGTATTACCAAGAACAATAGCCAAGTGGGTAATGCATCTAAAAACACTATGAACAAGGCGAAAAAGGAAGCTAACAAGGTAAAATCTAATAGCGTTGGTGAAAACTTTATTTCAGGTCTTATTGAAGGACTTGAAAACAATTCTTTAATTAATCAATTAATTGATAGTGCAAGTAGTGTAGCCGGAACTATAGTTGATACTGTTAAAGATTTCTTAGGTATTCACTCACCGTCAAGAAAGGGTAGATGGTTAAGTGAAATGTTTGGCGAAGGTCTTGTTGTAGGTGCTGAGAATAGCGAAAAATCGGTAGCTAATGCGTATGAGAATACAGCAGAAAAGGCTTATAAGTCAGCAAATAAAGTGCTTAATAAGAGCCTTGAACTTGACCCAATTTTTACAGATGGACTAAGACAAGCAAGGGCAAATTTAGCTAATGTTAATAATAGTGTTAGCAAGGCTACACAAGATAAAGTTAATGGGACTGTTAATAACAACACAACTGTTAATAATACGTTCAATCAAACAAACACAAGCCCACAACCTCTTTCAAGGTTGGAAATTTATAGAGATACTAAGAATTTAATTAAGCAGATGGAAGTGGTTAAGAATGTTTAATCTAATAGTAGAAACACAGAACGGTGAAAGACTTGATTTTTCGCAAGTAAGAGATAAATATGACATCTTATCCGTTGACGGCTTAACTTCTCCGGACACGAATATAAACACATCTAGTTTATATTACACAGATGGTTGCTTAGTGAATTCAATGAGAGCAGAGAAAAGAAACATAGTTATTACACTTAACATTAAGCCACCAATAGAACTGAACAGACTGGAATTATACAAATTTTTTGCTTGTAAAGCGAAAATAACGCTATATTGGACTAATGATAGTAGAGATGTGTACATCAAAGGTATTGTTGAAAAATTTGAAACAAATCTTTTTGATAAAGTACAGCAACCACAGATTTCTATTATCTGCCCACAACCTTACTTTATAGCAACTACAGAAGATGTCATTGGTTTTACGGACAGCGAAAGTCTATTTGAATTTCCTTTTTCAATTAGTTGGCCACCGGGGAAGGCTATAAGCGAAGGCAAAGGAAGAATATCACAACTAGTTGATGTAGGTGAAGCTACCACAGGAATTATTATTAAAATCTCAGCCGTAGGTGGTGCAGTAACTAACCCTACAGTAATGAACAGAACTACCGGTGATACTTTTACTATTAATTACACTATGTCAGATAGTCAGCAGATTGTAGTTAATAGTAATGTAGGTGAAAAGTCAATTTATTTATATACAGGTAGTAGCAAAAAGAACTTTTTATCTAAAAGGAAATACGGCACACAATGGATTACTTGTGTACCCGGATATAATGATTTTTACTATACAGCAGATAGTGGTAGTGACTATATGCAAGTTGAGTTTATTATGGCTAAAAAGTATCAAGGAGTGTAATAATGGAAGTTTATTTATTAGATAGTAGTTATCAACCTATAGCAGTTATAGATAACTATAAATCACTTATATGGACTAGCAGATATAACACACCCGGTGACTTTGAACTGTATGTACATGCTAATAAGGATATACTAAATCTTATAGAATCAGCAAGTTTTGTACAAAGAGATGATGTACCAACTGATTTGATGCTTGTCGAAAAAATAAAAATTCAAAAAGATATTGAAAATGGCACATTTATTATTGTAAGTGGAAGAAATTTATTATCTTACCTTGGTAGGCGTATTATCTATTCCTCTGCTGAATTTCAAGACGAAAAAGCTAGTGATATTATTAATAGTGTTGTCAAAAACAATATGATACCTATTATTGGCGAAGATATTAAAAATTCAGCTGAGCGTTACATTAAAGGATTTGACATCAAATCAATCGCAAACAAAGGTGAGACTATTACAGCACAGTACAACGGAGAGAATTTACTTGATAAAGTAACAGAACTTTGTCAAGCAAATAATTTTGGTATGAAAGTATGGTTTGACCGTGATGCATATGATAGTAAAAATAGTTATATTCATTTTGAATTGTACAAAAGAGAAAAAGTTGATTATACTTTTTCGGAAGAAAACGAAAATATCCAAAATCTAACGGTTACAACTGATTACACAAATTGGAAAAACTGTGCGTTAGTATTTGGTGAGGGCAAAGGACGAACGCAATGGGTTAGACAAGCTTTTAGAATTCAAAAGCTAGAAACATTGTATCAAGGACTATTCAGGCGTGAAATGTACGTAGATGCAACGAATTTAACTACTGACAAGGTGTCCGGAATGTTTGGTGATGTTAACGAAAACTACGAAAAATGTTTAATACAAAAAGGCTCAGAAGAATTGCACAAGGCAGAAATAATGAACATCAAGTCTTTTGAAGGCACTGTTATTGCTAATAAAGATGATTTTAGAACATTATATGATGTTGGCAATATAGTAGAAGTTGAAGACATTGAAAGTGGCTTATGGGGTGAAGCAACAATAACAGAAGCTACAGAATGTTGGGATGATAGTGGCTATACAATATCGCTAACGCTCAATGACCAAAACATTTACAATAGTGGAACATTATTATAAGAGGTGATTAAATGATTACATACGGTTTTTTTAACGCAGTCAATGGTGATAGAAGATATAGTGCTGACCAGTTAGGCAACTATTTTAAAGGATTAATATCAAATGGTGTGTTTGAAAAAGTTGGAAAGGCTTTTATAGTTACATCAAATAATGATATGTCAATTAATGTGGGTACAGGTAAAGCTTATATTAACGAAAAATGGGTTGAAAATGATAAGACTGCTAACTATAGCATTGATGCATCAGATACAGCATACGCAAGAATAGATACAGTAGTAATAAGGCTAGATTATACTGCCAGAACTATTAGTATTAAGATACTTAAAGGTACTTCATCACCAACACCAACAGCAGTTTCAATAACAAGAAACAAAAGTGTTTACGATTTAAAACTTGCAGAAGTTAAAGTTAATGCTAATGTAACAAAAATTACTACATCTGATATATCAGACTATCGGTTAGATACAAGAGTTTGTGGCTTTGTTACAGGAGTAATAAAACAAGTAGATACATCAGATTTATTTTTACAAATGCAAAGCGATTACAAAGCAGTGAGAAACAGTATAGCTAAAGATTTGAATGTTAACACACAAGTATTAACAAGTATGGAAACAAGAATTGCTAACGGAACTTTTGTAGATTTCTATGTAGGCAAAAATTATAGTCCCGGTGACAGTTTAATTGTCATGAACGAAAAAACAAGTCATATATACAGCACTAGTGAATATACGATTATACAAAACGGAAATAACTACTATTTGAATTTTAAAAAGCAACCGGACAATGGTTCTAAAATTAACATTATTTTGGTTAAATCATACGTTGGTGGCACAGGTCAAGTACCTTTTTATACAAAATCTATGCTAGATGCTAAATTTAGCTTTGACAATAGTTATTTATTTGATGAAAACGGCAAAATTTTGTTATCTGTATCTGACAATGGTTTAGGTGCAAACTTTGCAACTAATAACGATAAAGTTACTGTTGCTTATATTAGTAAATATGTTACTGCTGTATCGTCACCGGCACTAAACAACTGCAAAAATCTAAAGAAAATCTATGTTGACAACACATCAGATAAGATTAAGCTACCAAGCTATGTAGATAGTAATATTGTATTTTACAATGATACTGAAAAAGATACATTTTTTAACTACGCTGAATTTTTACTACAGCAGTTAAATAAGCAAAACAAACAATTTGACTTTTCTGTATCTGACAATGGGAAAGCCCTTATTACATTTGAATAAAAAAGGTGGGGCTAATATGATATTTAAAATATGGCAACACAAAACGCTAACAATATTCAAGGAAACTAAAATTTACGAAAAGGAGCATGACTTTGAATTTATCAAAGTCATACTACCGGATGTAATTTGTAAAAATAGCATTAATGATATTAATGTATATCTACAGTTTGACTTTGAAGACGGTACAGCAGTAACAAAGCAGTTAACTAAAACAGATAACTATATTGGCATATGCAATATTGGTTATTGGCTGACATATAAAGCTCAGCAAGTTAAAGTTACTGCATTATATATTGATAACAACAATGTTCAGTTAGGTAAAAGTAATAAGATTGTTATTGATATAACGGAAAGTACCAGTAATGAAACTGAATCAGTTGTAAACATTTTAGAGAAAGCACTAGAAAATGTTAGAACTGAGATAGAAAAAAGAGGTGTTGACACATCAAGCTACAGTAAAGAAAATATAGCTGACACAATTAAATTGATTACTAATGCAAGAATAGTAATTGATGATGAAGGCAATGCAAAAATAGTTGTTGCAAATTCGGAAATTACGATTGACGATAACGGCAACACAAAGATTGAAAGAGGTGTTTAAAATGGCTTATGTTAAAGAAGTAGAATGGAAAGGCAAAATATACGATTTATTCGACAAAGAAGCAAGAGCAAAAATACAAAATTTGCTTGAAGCTGTCAGCAAAATGGATAGTAACAAAGCTAATCAGGCTGATTTTGATAGTTACAAAACAACGAATGATGCAAACGTGAACAAGAAAGAAAATGCATCCAACAAGGTTAATGAAATTCTTTTCCCAAGTACGGATAATTTCCCATCTACTAAAGCAGTCTGGGACTATGTTAGTAGCAAATTAGCAACACCGGTTGCAGATATTGAAGCACTAAAAACTGATAAGGCTGATTTAGTGCAAAGTCATAATTTATTTGACTGGAGTAAACTAGATGGCAAGAACACAGGCGGATTAAGTGTTGTTAAAGTGAAAGATGGTAGTTATCACATCACAGGCACACCAGGTAATAAGTATGTTGCTTTATTGAACGAAAGAATTAAGCTTCAAGAGGGTAAGTACTATGTATCAAGTAACAAATCTAATACAGACAATTGTTATGTACAAGTTGCAGTAACAGATAATAATAATGAAACTAAGTACTATACAGATAGTGAATTTATTGTTGATGATACAACAAGTTATGTTTTGCTATCTGTACAAACAGGTACAAATACAGTACCCATTGACTTATATATGTACCCTTGCTTGTGTATGGCAGATGATAAAAACAAAATCCTACTACCTTATAATATTGCAGATGGTGTTTATCAACTTTCAATTCAGACACAAAAAGAGTTGCAAAAGAAAGAACAAAAGATAACTGATTTAGCGATTAAGAACAAAACTGAAAAAAGTAGTAGTTGTGTTGTATATGATTGCTCTAATGAAGGTATAAGAGCATTAACAATGTATGGAAAATCAATCCAAGAAGCAACACCAAGCCTAGACGAACCTACTGACATTAAAGATGTTGAAAATCCAAGCATTTTTGTAGCGGGCAAAAATCTTATTGATTTTAATAGATTAAAAAACAATCTAGGTATTAACGTAACTGGTGGTGTTACGGTAACTAAAGTAGATAATGCTATTAAGTACACAACAATCGAATACGATTATCTGATTGGTATATATTTAAGATTGAAGTATCTTAACTTGCCTTTTGCACAATTAGATAGAAAAAACATAACAATATCTTGTGATGTTACATCAACAGCAGATTGTACATTTAGATTGACATCAGAATTTAACAACTATCAAGCAACAGAAGTTAAATTAGCTAAAGGCAAAAAACAAAGAGTGTCAATTACATCTCCTTACGCAGATAGTGAAACAAATAGAAATAAGGCAATATGTTTCTACGTTTATAAAAGTGTAGCAACCGAAATCACACTAGAAAATGTAATGATTGAAGTCAATGATATAGCAACAGATTATGAAGAATATAAAAGTTCTCAAAATTGCAAACTAACGAATGCAGTTTTAAAAGGTGTAGGCGGTGTATGCGATACGTTAACAATCAATGCTGACGGTACAGGTTACATAACACAAAGGTTATTTCTTGAAAGAATAACATCACAGAAAAAAGCAACTAGCATTGAATGGAATTATTCTAATACAACCCATAGATTTTTTAGAAATGACTACTCATATTCATTTAGCACAGAGAACAGCAAACCTTTAATTTTATGTACTCACCTTTGTGTAGGAGAAAATGAAAAGAATACTGCTTTTGATAATTCAATAGGTTGGATTAATGCTAGTGGTGTTGGAATTGCAATAAGAATGAATAAATTTGATGGGGATATTGAATCTTTTAAGAAGTGGCTTGATGACAATGAAGTGTATGTTTTAGCACCACGGTCAAAACCTATAACAGTTAATTTGTCAAAGAATGAAGTTGATAAAATAATATCACTACATACTTACTACCCACATACTACAATTGTTTCCGATTGTGATTGCGAAGTTGAATATGTAGCAGATACTAAAAGCTATATTGATAGCAAGTTTAAAGAATTAGCACAAGTGATTGTTGCTAGTGCTGACGAAAGCGAGGTGATTTAATAATGTCAATTAATCTACAGAAGTTTGTGATGCGAACACTAGAACAGATGTACGAAAGTGGCGAAAGCGAATTTAAAGTTAGACAATTTGCACTAAAATGGTACACAAAAGATGTTCTACATGATGAAGACTTAGTAACAGTTGACGGCTGGTACTCAGCTGTTGAAGATGATACAGAGAACTCAAACGGTGACTTTGAAGAAGTTACAACAGATACGGAAAAGGAGAATTAAGATGAAAGAATGGATTTGTACTGCTATTGGTGCAGTAGGTGGACTTTTTGCATGGTTGTTTGGTGGTTGGGATACTGCTCTGGTAACACTATGTTTATTTATGGCTATTGACTATATGTCAGGTCTTGTTGTTGCAGGTATATTCCACAATAGCAAGAAAACATCCTCAGGTGCATTAGAAAGTAAAGCAGGTTGGAAAGGGTTATGCAAGAAGGGCATGACCCTATTATTTGTGCTAATTGCATACAGACTGGATTTAGCAATTGGTACTAGTTACATAAGAGATGCCGTAATCATTGGTTTTATGGCTAATGAACTAATCTCTATCGTAGAAAATGCCGGTTTAATGGGTTTACCATTACCGGCTATTATTAATAAGGCTATTGATGTATTACAGAACAAAGGAAAGGATGATAACTAATGTCATACAAACTGAAAAAATTACATACAAAGTGTAATTATGAAAAAGGTAACAGTGGCAGACGGTACATTGTAATCCACTATACAGGCAACACAACAGATACTGCAAAAGCTAATGCTAATTACTTCTACAGCACAGATAGAGGAGCCTCAGCACACTATTTTGTTGATGATACCAATGTATATGAGGTGGTATCACCTAACAATACATCTTGGGCAGTTGGCGTCAATTATGGTCACAACAATCTGTTTGGCAAGTGTACTAACTACAATTCAATCAATATCGAAATGTGCAGTACCAAAGGTAAAATATCAGACAAAACCTTTGCAAATACAGTAGCGTTAGCAAGAAAGCTAATGAATACATACAATATTCCTGCAAGTCATGTTGTTAGACACTATGATGTGTGCAGTAAGATTTGTCCCGGATGGTCAGGCTGGGTAGGTGACAATGAAACAATTTGGAAGAAGTTTAAGAACCAACTTAAATATAACCATTGTGTTGTCACTAAAGAAAGCACACTAAGACAGAAAGCATATGTTGACGTTATTTGTAACACAAGCAAAAGCGTCACTACAGTCAAGAAAGGCGCTAAGGTACAACTTGTTAAGGACTTAGGTAATGGCTGGTCACAGGTCAAATATGGCAATAAATCAGGCTATATTGTTAATTCACATCTTGATGATAAGAGCCTATCTAAGTACAACAAAATCACCCTACCAAAAGGTAAAACATATTCAAGAGTTAATAAGGGTAAAATTCAGTACACAAAGAAACTGGATAAAGCAAGAGAGTTTACTGTAATTGCAGTTATCACATCAGGCAAGTATAAGGGTTATAAGTACCTTTATCGTAACCTTAAGTATTATCTAGTTAGATAATTCAAAAATTAACGATATTAATTAATTTTTGAAATTCTTTCGTTAATTTTGAAAACTTTAAACACTATTTTAAAAGTTTTCAAACAATTTTCAAAACTTTTGAAATGTTTAATTAAAGTTTTAAAATTTTAAGCAAACTTTAAAACAAATCAGTAATTTTTAAAAACAGTAAAACAAAATCAATTTTTCGTGCAAGAAACCCCACAACAGTTCTGATACTGCTGTGGGGTTGTTTTACTTTTGTGGGTTATTTGTTTTCTTTAGCTATTCTAACAAGTTCATTGACTACAAGTTTTTCAACATAGATAGGTGGTTTTCTTCTTCCATTTTCCCAATCTTCAATAGTACGCTTAGGAATTTCAAGAAGTTCGGACATCTTTGCTTGTGTTAATTTTGCATTTTCTCTTGCTTCTTTGATAGTCAATGTTAACACCCCCATTTCTCTTAAAAAATAAACTTGATAATACCATAAACACAAAGAATAATAAAAGTAATTAGACCTAGTGCTTTTGCGATTGTATATATAAGTTTTATCCATAGTTTCATATTGACATCAACTAACCTTTCATATATAATAATGATGAACCCACAAGGGGTGGGAGGTTTAACCTCCCATAATAGTTATTAAACTTTTGATTGATAGAACTAGAAGGGTTGCTGTTCCAAGTAGTTCTATAATTTTCAAAAGGAGCTTGTTAAGTTGTTCTAGCAACTTAATGAGCTTTTTTATTTTCTCAATCAAATTAATCACCTCCTTTAACTGTCTATATTATATCACGCATTGCGTTATTTGTCAATATATTTTTTGTAATTTATTGTAAAATTTAGAAAAATAAAACACATAGTAAAACTACTATGTGTTTAGTGTTTATTATAATTAATACAACAAATAAACAACAAAAATTTTTAAAAATCGCATATATAAGCCATTAATAAGCATTTGTGTTTTGACTGTTAATCATGATGTCACTGGTTCGAGCCCAGTTGGGGGAGCCAAAGAAAA